TTTTGTAGTGTAATATCTGAGCATCCACCAGAATTACCGCTAAAAACTTTTTCATTAAGATATTTATTAAGATTTTTTAAAATTTTAAGTTTACCATTATTAGAATTACCAATTAAATGATTAAAATTAGAATTAGTAAAAACATCACAAAATCCAAATTTAATAACAATATCAAATAATCTTTCAAAAATAAAACCTTTTTCAGATTGTGTTTTACAATTTTCTAAAATATCATCAACATTATTAAAAGTTATAATATAGTCAATAAAATCCTTAATATTCATATTAATAAAGTTCATTTCGTTTGTAGTCATTATAAAGTATATATTTATTTATATTTTAAATATAAATTAATCAATTTTTATAATAAAAAATCGGCGTTTTAAATATCCAAAATGTGTAATATACAATGATATACAATGATATACAATGATATACAATGATATACAATGATACTATACCTAATGAATTTACATATAAAAAAAATCCCATCATTCAATTAATAAATTCAATATCACCCCTGACCTGACAACCTATTAATAAAATAAGAAAATCCAAGTAATACAAAACATTATTACTATATTAAATAAATTCAAGGTTAATTAAATAAAATAAAGTTTAATTAAATAAAATCAAGTTTAATTAAATAAAATCAAGTTTAATTAAATAAAATCAAGTTTAATTAAATAAAATCAAGTTTAATGTGATTAACATGTGCGACTTGCTTTGCTTTATCAAATGATTCTGGTTTAATCCAACTAGTTATATTCTTGAGAACAATATGTTTAAGCTTTTTATTAGAATTCATTAAAAGCATAACATGAATATCAAAAAACGGTTCGCAAAAACCATCATTATCCTTTTGAATTAAAGTTAGTTTCTCAAGATTTGGAAGAGAACCAAAGTTTGTAAATTGTTCTTCGAGTTTATCATAAGGAGAACAAAATACTTGTACCTCGGTAACAGATGGTAAATATACTGAAGGATGGTTAAAATGATTCAATGTTTTCACAATATTTGAAAGACGATGACCTTTATGTGTTGGACACCTAGCAACAATTGTCGGGGAAGCAATTGCCGTCTCAACAATAATAGCTGCTGCAGCAGTGGCATCTGTAGCAGTTTCAGATATAGTTGTCTTAGCAGTGGCTGCAAGTGTGGCATGTGCAACTGCTGCGACGGCATATGCAGTTGTAACACGTGTGGCAACGTTTGTAGCTTTGATGCGTGCAGCACTTTGAGATGACCTGAATTTTGACATAAATGTTGTTTTTAATGCTGTAATATTTGCAGCAATAGATACTTTTTGAATTGATGAACTACATCCACAACTAAAATGTGAAGGAAAAATATTTCCACACAACTTGTTACAAAAAAGCTTTGAATCAGTACTCATAATAATTTTTGTAACTTTTTTAAATTTGTTATAATCTTGAAAATTAGAATACCTTGTATAATCATCAAATGGTCTAAAATCAAGAATCTTACTATTGATATCAAAAACCATCGTCTCACCAAACATTCCATAACCAAAAACAGGTGTTACAAGTTCCGTTAATTCTTTCACACGTTCAATCAATAATAGTTCTTTTGTTTTTTGTGTATCAACCTTTGTAAAAATAATTGTTTCATTTATATTAACCATTTCAGTAATATAACTAAAATAGCAAATAATTTGGTCGCCCTTAATAGTAATAGAAACACTATAATTAGGTACACTTGATAATGCATTTTCAATCATTGAAATAAATTTATTAATTGGTTTAATACAAATATCCACTTCATTGATTGTTACTTCATATAAATTTATTCGTTCAGTATCAGTTAGTTTGATGTTAATCTTTGTATCAACAATGTCAAAATCGAATTCGTAATTATCATAAATAGTTTTAAAATGGGTCATTAAATATAATCGTTCTGCATCAGTTAGTTTGATGTTAATCTTTGTATCAACAAGGTCAATATCGAATTTGTAATTATCAGGAATAGTCGTAATATTGGTCATTAAATATATATGTTAAATGACATGTTGAAAATAATATTTCAATTTTTATAAATTAAATGATTTCAAGATTAATATTATACCTAGAAAAAGTGTTGTAAAAATCATTAATATGTTTAAATAATACAAATAATTTTACTTGTTTTTTCTAAATAAATCTTTTTGTTGTGACGTGTAAAATATTTATAATCATTAATATGTTTAAATAATACAATTAATTTTACTTGTTTTTTCTAAATGAATCTTTTTGTTGTGATGTGTAAAATATTTATAATCATCAATAGATTATGTATTTAGTGATTCTTACCTTTTAAATTTATTCTTCAATTAATTCAAGTTCATTTTGTAACTGGATAATTTTTGATTTTGTAAAATAGAAAACAAACCGAATGTCTTCAAAGAGGTCATATTCCCTACGATCATAGTCATAGAATGACTCAATTTTAAATGGTTTATATAGTTTATATAAACCATTTAGTTTAGAATATTCTTTGTATAATTGAAAAGATTTCATTTTATTAGATTCAACTTTTAGATATAATTTCATACATTCATATTCTTTTTCCAAGTTTATATCTTCAACTATTTCATCAATGGTCTGAGTATATTTTAATCCAGTGCAACCTTTGAATGCATTTTTTCCAATAATTAGTAAATTATCAGGAAAAGTAACACTAATTAATCCAGTACAACCTTCAAATGCACTTTCACCTATAAATTCTAAATTATTAGGAAAAGTAATACTAGTTAATCCAGTGCAACCTTTAAATGCACTAAATTCAATAGTTTTTAAATTATCTGGAAAAGCAACACTAGTTAATTTAGTGCGATCGTTAAATTTCTGATATTTAATAGTTTCTAAATTATCAGGAAAAGTAATCTGATTCAAATGAGAATGTGATAAGGATGGCATAATTATTATTTATACGATACTAATAAATAATTAATTATTCAATTTTTTAAAGACTGTATAATTTAGTATATTTAATGGCGTTGCTAATAGATATAGAAAGTAATTTAATACTTTTTTATAATTTTATAATTCTTTCATTTAAAATAATATTATTTAATATAATAATGACACAAATAGCTAAAGAATATAATAATATTGGAGAATTATTATATGAAGGGGGATTTATTCATGGAATATATAATGGTAAAGGTAGCCGCTATATTAACGGGATATTATTATATAAAGGCGATTTTATTCATGGAATATATAACGGAAAAGGAAAGCATTATAATACAGATACTGGTGAATTAATATATGAAGGGGATTTTATTAAAGGAAAATATAATGGAAATGGTGTTATTTATATGGATGGTAATTTAATATATGAAGGGGGTTTTTTAAATGATGAATATTACGGAGAATGTAAAATCTATATAGATAAAAAAATAATATATGAAGGTTGTTTTTTAAAAGACAATCCTCATGGCAAAGGTAAATATTATAATAATGATGAATTAATATATGAAGGGGATTTTATTAATGGAGAATATAGTGGTTATGGTAAACATTATATAAATAGAAAATTAATATATGATGGTGATTTTATTAATGGAGACTATACTGGTAAAGGTAAACTTTATAATGTAACAGATGGATTAATTTATAATGGTGATTTTATTAATGGATACTATAACGGATCTGGTAAACTTTATATAGATGGACAATTAAAATATAAAGGTGGATTTATTAATGGAGAATATAGTGGTTATGGTAAACATTATAATACAATGACAGGAGAAATAATATATGAAGGTGATTTTATTAAAGATAATTATAACGGATATGGTAAGATTTATATAGATGGTAATTTAATATATGATGGTGATTTTATTAATGATGAACCAAATGGAAAAGGAAAATTATATAATAACACGACAGGGATATTAATATATGAAGGTGATTTTTTAAATGACGAATATAATGGTAAAGGAAAATTATATAATAATATTACTGGAAAAATAATATATGATGGTTGTTTTATTAAAGGAAACTATAATGGTAAAGGAAAATTATATAATAATATTACTGGAAAAATAATATATGATGGTGATTTTATTAATGGAAATCGTAATGGAAAAGGAAAACATTATATAGATGGAAAATTAATATATGAAGGGAAATTTATTAATAAAAATCATAATGGAAAAAAAGAGTTTTCAAATGAATATATAATAAAAAATGTAAAATTTACATAGTAGAAACATTTGAAACAAAAAAAGAAATATTCAATTATAAAATTATAGACAATGATTTAATAATTTTATATGTATCAAGTATTGACAAAACATAGTAATATATACAGGTTTTTATTTTAATAAAAATTGATTTATATTATCTTTCTCAATATTTATTTTATTTATAATGCCAATTACCATAACAATTAATGATATACCTGATTATTTACAAGATTCTGAATTATGTAAAAATATAGATTCCAATGATTCTTTTGATGTTCCCGACAAATATTTTAAAAAAGAATTAGTAATAAATACTTTTGAAGATTTTGTAGGATATATTAGAATTTTTGATTATTGGATGATTAATAAAACCCCAATTGAATTTTATGGTTGGATATTTAAAAATAAAGATAAAATAAATATAGATTTATTGAATGATCATTTTCCTATGAATGATTTAATAAATGAAATTAAAAGTATTACACAAGGGTATGATGATAATTTATGTAGTTATTTTTCCCATATTGGAAACTTTGAATGTTTAAAAGACGCTCATGAAAATGGTTATCCTTTAGACAAAGATATGTGTTTTATTATTGCATCATATGGACATTTAGAATGTTTAAAATATGTTCATGAAAATGGTTGCGAAATGGATTTTTTAACATGTAATTTAGCAGCTGAAAATGGACATTTAGAATGTTTAAAATACGCACACGAAAACGGAACCGAGTGGGATGGTTATATATGTTATATTGCCGCAAAAAACGGACATTTAGAATGTTTAAAATATGCTCATAAAAATAATTGTGAGTGGAGTAAATTAACACTTGATATTGCAGCAGAAAACGGACATTTAGAATGTTTAAAATATGCACGTGAAAATGGTAATTCGTGGGAATATGATACATGCAACTATGCAGCACGTAGCGGACATTTAGACTGTTTAAAATATGCCCACGAAAACGGTTGTATATGGACATGTGATACATGCAACTATGCAGCACGTAGTGGACATTTAGAATGTTTAAAATACGCACACGAAAACGGTTGTAGATGGGGTAAATACACGTGTAGCAATGCAGCACGCAGCGGACATTTAGATTGTTTAAAATATGCTCACGAAAATGGATGTGTGTGGAATTATTGGACATGTTTAAAAGCCGCGACAAATGGACATTTAGATTGTTTAAAATATGCTCACGAAAATGGGTGTGAGTGGGTTGTAAAAAAAATATGTTCTGGTGCTGCAGTAAATGGACATTTAGATTGTTTAAAATATGCTCACGAAAATGGCGGTGAGATGAATTATTGGGCATGTTGGAAAGTAGCAACAAAAGGATATTTAGAATGTTTAAAATATGCTCATGAAAATTGGTGTCATTTTGATAAATTATTATAATTTATCTATAATTTTGTTTATTGATACAATTTTAAAACCTCTATTAAAACCAATGTCTTTTATTTTTCTGGCTGATAATGATGATAAATGCGTTCCATGTGGTTTATTATTTAATCCAATACCCCACATATTTACTAAAGTTTCGTCTAACTTTTTATATTGTTCTATAATTTCAATTGGACAATTTAATATATTCATATCATGAATAAATTGTTCATGATCTTTTATTTTAAACCATTGTCCATAATTATGTTTAATTCCTACACTATTTGTTAAATAATCATTAAAGCCATGTAATCCATCATATAAAGATAATATTCTTAAATATTCATCATAATATTCAATAAAAAACACATGCCCAACTGACTCTATCTGTAGGAGTAAATGTTCATTTTTTTTTAATTTTTTAATACTATCAATTATAGATTGATCCTGATTTGATTCTTCATCATCTTCATCATACATTTCATCATACTTGCCATCATTTATATCATTTATATTAAACACATGTTCAAGATTTTTTCCTATATTATTAAATATTTTTATTAATCCATAAATAGATCTATGACATTCTCCTGTTTTATCAACTGTATAATCATTAATACAAATTAAATTTTCTTGAAAACGTTTTGAATATTCTATTATATTATGTGGTATTCTCCTGTACCACCAATTTGTTGTAATTTTAAATATTTATCTTTATATTTAAAATATTTATTGTAATACGACATTATATATTAATCATTAGTTAAAAATTTTTATTATATAAAAATTTTTAATAATATTTTATACTATCGTTTACTTTTGTTTTTGGTATTAAAAAATACTTATAGTGAAAAATCATATAGATTTTCATCACTTAATATTTTGTTTAATAAAATTTTATATTATAATTTATTCATCTTTTGTCGCTACATCTTTTTTTAGTTTTTTTTTACATTTTAATTTTTTATAATTATTTAAATCAAATAAAATGTTATTATTTATATAAAAAATAATCAAGACAATTGCTGCACAACCAAATACGATTCCAAAAACAAGCAAGCATATAACATACCAAGTTATTGGGTCGTCATTACTAATATAAACAAGATAATATTTACTTAACAAAACAATAGATATAATAAATAATATCACCATTATTATTATAAAAAAATACAGTATTTATTGTTTTAATTTCATTACATTTTTTTACACTCATATATATATTATAATATATATTAATATATGGATTATTTAATAACAAATAATAAAAATTGATTTTTTTTTATTTTATACATACTTATATTTATTAATAATGTCTAATATACTTACAATTAATGATATACCCGATTATTTACAAGCCTCTGAATTATATAGAAATATAGATTCAGACGATTCTTTTGAGGTTCCTGATGAATATTTTAAGAAAGAATTAGTAATAAATACTTTTAAAGATTTTGTTGAATATATCAGAATTTTTGATTATTGGATGATTAATAAAACACCTGATGAATTTTATGATTGGGTATTTGATAATAAAGATAAAATAAATATGGATTTATTAAATGATCAATTTCCAATGAATCATTTAATTAATGAAATTAAAATTATTATTGAAATCCCTGATAATAAATTACGCAGTTATTTTTCATTAATTGGTAATTTGGAATTATTGAAATATTGTCACAAAAAATGTTCAAAATATATTCCCGAAAATGATGACAAAATAGTGTGTTCTAATGCAGCTAAAAATGGGCATTTAGAATGTTTAAAATATGCTCACGAAAATGGTTATGAATGGGATGGAGTAGATATATGTAAACACGCAGCATCCAATGGACATTTAGAATGTCTAAAATATGCTTATGAAAACAACAGGCTTTTAGAATGTTTTAAATATGTTCATGAAGATGGGTGTGAATGGTATAAAGTAGATATATGTAAATATGCTGCTGAAAATGGACATTTAGAATGTTTAAAATATGCTCATGAAAATGGTTGCCCTTGGGTTAGTTGGACATGTAAACGTGCTGCAGAAAACGGACATTTAGAATGTCTAAAATATGCTCATGAAAATGGTTGTCCTTGGGTCAGTTGGGTATGTGATAGTGCTGCTGAAAACGGGCGTTTAGAATGTCTAAAATATGCCCACGAAAATGGTTGCATGTGGGGTTATGAAACATGTAAACGTGCTGCTGAAAATGGACATTTAGAATGTTTAAAATATGCTCATGAAAATGGTTGTATATGGGATAGCTGGGTGTGTAAATGTGCTGCTGAAAATGGACATTTAGAATGTTTAAAATATGCTCATGAAAATAGTTGTGAGTGGGATGAATGGACGTGTAAATATGCAGCACAAAACGGACATTTAGAATGTTTAAAATATGCACACAAAAATGGTTGTTGGTGGGATTTGTGGGTGTGTCATTGTGCAGCAGAATCCGGACATTTAGAATGTTTAAAATATGCTCATGAAAATGGTTGTGAGTGGGACGAAGATACATGTAATACAGCAGCTAAAAATGGGCATTTAGAATGTTTAAAATATGCTCATGAAAATGGATGTATGTGGGATAAAGAAACATGTCTGATTGCAGCAGAATCTGGACAATTAGAATGTTTAAAATATGCTCGTGAAAATGGATGTGAATGGCTCTGAGAACAAAATACGTGTGGTAATACAGCAGCAAAAAATGGACATTTAGAATGTTTAAAATATGCTCATGAAAATAATGGTTATTGAAAATTGAAAATTCTGAATTGATAAACAATATTATTTTACACCACATCTATATTAATTATTTAGTTGATTTTTTTATATTAAATTTATTAAAAAATATAAACAAGTATCAATAATTATCTAGTATATAATAATGATAAAAAGAATTATTAAAACAAATATAACATTCAACAATCCACATAATTTTCGTTTTGTATCAGATGTTGGTAAACAAAGACGTATTATAGATAAATCACCAATAATAATTACACCCGTTGCTGCTATGCGTGTAAATGACCTTATCCAATCAAAATATCCTATTCCACTTGGGTTGCGTATTGGTATTCGCAAGCGTGGATGTAATGGATTAAGCTTTACTATGAATTATGTTATGGATAATTCTGATAAAAAAAATAGTGTTAAAGATATTATTGTAAAGGCGGATAATGGGGTTCTCATATATATTGATCATACAGCAATGTTCAACATTATTGGCACTGTAATGGATTGGAAGGACGACGACGTATCACAAGAATTTGTATTTATAAATCCAAAATCAAAAGGTTCTTGTGGGTGTGGTGAAAGTTTTAATATATAAATAAATTTAAAATAACCGAATATATAATAAAGTTTTATGAACAGATTTTTAATTAACACGGTATCATATTAATTTTAAGTGCAAGGAACAAAATACATAAAGGAAATATACTAGAAGGAATAAAAAAGTTTGGACATTTATTTGATACAACAATAAAAAATATCATAAGCATCAAACATATACACAATGTCATAATATATATAATCATATTCTTCTTATTACAATCTTTTTATTTATTCTTATCACAATCACAATCTTTACTTATATATTATACATTATAAAATAATTCATATGAATTTTCATACAATAACTATTATTTTAACGATTTCATAAAATCATTCATATCAGTTGTTCCCATACTTGAATTACAATTTTGACATATTGGTTTTAAATTTGATACTATAGTTTTACCACCATTTGATTCAGCAATAATGTGTCCACAATTAAACGACATTTGACTAATATCTGTAGAGTTACAACACATACATTTTGATTTACCTTTTTCTTCACCAATATTAGTATTCCATACCAATTTTTTAATAGTTGATGATATTGGTTTTTTTTTATTTTTTACAACACTAGAATTTTTTATTTTAACTTTTTCAGCTTGTTTTAAAACTTTTAATTCTTTTGATTCTTTAGCTTTTTTTAAATCATTAGCTTTTTTTAAATCTTTTAAATCTTTTAATTCTTTAGCTTTTTTTAGAGCATCAATTTTTTTCAAAGCATTAGCTTCTTTAATTTCTTTCAAATCTTTAATTTGTTTTAATTTTTGTTTTACTTTATCTTGTTTATTATATTTAATAATTTTTTTCTCAAAAAAATCATATAATATTAATTTTCCATCAATATCAATATCATATAATGGGTATGTTATACGAGATAAATCATTATACTGGTCAAATCTTACATTATATTTTTTAACAATATCATTAAATTCTACAATATCATCATTATAATCATTATTATTTGATTTTTTCCATTTAATTAAAACATCGAATAATATTTTCTTAAAATATATATTAGTTCGTATAAAATTGTCATTTCTTTTAAAATCATCTAATAGCACGACTTCTAATAAACTTATCATGATATTTTTGTATTCTTCGTCATGATAATTAAATATTCTGATTTGGTTCAAAAAGAACTCGCTTATTTTTAAATCATTAATTATACGGTTAGATCCATGTATGATTGTATTTTTAAAATTGCATGCATTATTTTGATTTGGTTGTTTCATTAATTCGTTATAAATTTCTGTTAATATTTCTGAAATTAAATCTTTAGGTGCACCAATTTCTGCATAATGTAATAATTGCAACATATTCGATTTTTCATTATTTTCATAATTGTCATATATTTTATTAATTTGTTGAAAAAATAATTCAAAAAATGTTTCTAATTCTAATGCCATTAATATATTATTCAATTACTTTATAAATTAAAATTTAATCAATTTTTTTCACATATCATTATAAATTAATAAAAGTAAAATTATTTATTTTTTTCTTTATAATTTTTAACTGCAGCTTTAATTGAATCTTCGGCTAACATAGAACAATGAAGTTTTACTGGAGGAAGTTTTAAATATCCTGCTATAAAACTATTTTTGATTGATATTGCATCATCAATATGCATTCCGTGTAATAATTCTGTTGTATATGACGATGAAGCAATAGCACTACCGCATCCAAATGTTTTAAAAACTGCCTTTTCTATAATCCCGCCATTATTTACTTTAATTTGTAGTCGCATTACATCACCACATGCTGGTGCACCAACTAGTCCTGTTCCAACATTTGTATCGTGTTTATTTAAAGAACCAACATTTCTAGGGTTTTCATAATGATCAATTACGTTGGTGTGATACAACTTGATATTATTTCCAATATATACCATATTTTTTGATAAAAACTTTTTCATTAACATTATTATAATAAATATAATAATTTTAATATCTTTTATTTTCAATTTTTATAATGTTTTCTTAAATCAAAAAATCAAATTTTATAGGAAAAACTTTTTTTATTTACTCTAATTAGTTATTTCTACGTTTGTCTTTCAGAACCTTACTACATTTAAATTTTTTATAATTATCCGAATTGATATGAATATTTTTAATTGACATAAAACAGAATATTGCTAGTCCCATAAAGAACCATATTCCACAAAAGATCCATTTTTCAAGAAAGGACCAATAAGTCTTTTTTCCTAATTCTAATGTTAATGTTAAATACAGACATACACACATCGCTATAAAGAATATTGATCCAAATATTGTAAAAATAATCATATTTAACTCTCTCATTTTTTTACATTTTTTTACATCACTCATATATATATATATATATTATAAAAAAATATATTTATAAAATTTAAAATGATTATATTATTTTATAATCATGACAAAACTTTATGAATAATATTATAATTTTTTATAATGTAAAAATTTATTGTAATGTTGTCTTAAATTATCTTTTAATTCATCATTGTTGTTTAAAATAATTCTTTTACCATTATATTTTTGAATACTACCACTAGTATCACCAATTGTTTCAACAATAAATGTATCTGGATTAATAGACCATAAATATTTATCAAAGGTTTTATGGATATTTCTTTCAAGTAATAAACCATTAAATAAACTATAATCTTGTTCTGTAGCAACTGGAATTATATGACATGCTTCAACTTCAAGAATACAATCATTACTTGATACTATACATTTATTATCATATAATTCCAAAAGTTGTTGTCGAAATTCTTGTTGTCCCATTCTTGTTAATTTAGTATCAGTAATTTTAATATTATAAATATTATTTAACATAAAATCTAAATCGATCTGAAAAATATCTTCATCATCATAATTAAATTCTTGATGTTTATTAAAAATGGAATTATGTAATTCATTATTATTAAATTTATCTAAATAATTTTCTAATTCAGTCATCTTATTTAATAAAATAGATAAGTCTTTAAATTCAATTTATCTATCTATTTAAATAATAAAATTAATAATAATAATGTATTAAAATAATAAAATTAATAATAATAATGCAACATACTGAATCTGATGATATTTTTTTTTTTGGAACTAAAACCAAATTATTCTATTTAAGCAACTTTTATAAAAGTACTTTTATATGTAATGGTGGTATTAAATTTAATTGTTCTGAACAATATTTTATGTATCAAAAATGGAAACAATTTGATTGTAGTAATACACAAATATCTCAAAAAATCTTACTTGCAATATCGTCACCAGAAATTAAAAAATATGGTAGACAAATTAAAAATTATGACGAAACAATTTGGCAACAAGTTCGTTATAGTAAAATGTTGGATGGATTACGACTAAAGTTTAATCAAAACGAAACAATTAAACAAAAATTAATTGATACATTTCCAAAACAATTATACGAAGCTTCTCCGTATGATAAAATATGGGGAATTGGGTATTCAATTGACAAAGCAACAACTATATCTAAAGATAAATTTGGACAAAATTTATTAGGAAAAGCTTTAATGGAACTTCGAACTGAATTATTATCACAAACTTAATTTAAATTTTGTTGAACCAATCATCGCGACAATATATTTATAATTTTAATGTTATCACATTTACTGATTAAAATATATTTTAATTACTATTAATTTGTTTATATATTCATTCCTGTTATTTTTATAAATTTCAATTATATCTTGTTCATTAATAATTATTTTTGTATAATTATTAATATCACTTTTATTTTGATGATGATTTATTGTTAATTGCATTTTAATTTTTTATATTTATCAGAATCAAACATTATATTGTAATTATATTGATTATACATCATAATAATACCGAACACTATTAGTGCTAAACCAACCACACAAGCAATCCAATACATTGGATTTGTTGTAGCGTTATTTATGATGTTCGTAATTATATTTTTTGAGACAATACAAACGCTAGAGGCTGCACTTTTATCAGTAATTATAGGCATAAATGCTATTATTAGACATATACCAACTGCAATAATTACTGGTGCGAATTCAAAGCAATCCTATTACCACGAAAAATCTGATTACACATTTTTTTATTACCCATATATTATAACAAATATTATATTATATAACATGCTTCAATAACACAATTATTACCTGATACTATACATTTATTATCATATAATTCAAAAAGTTGTAATAGAAATTCTTGTTAATTTTAACATTATTCAACATAAAATCTAACTCGATCTGAAAAATATCGTCATAATCAAATTCTTGATGTTTATTAAAAATGGAATTATGTAATTATCTAAATAATTTTCTAATTAAATAAAATATAAAAAAAGTCTTTTAAATTTAATTTGTGATATTAAAAAATTGATTAATTTAAATATTAATAATCATATGATATCATATAATTATGGATAAAAATAATGGTTTTATATATATTAGACAACACAAATATTATAAAAATGATAAAATTTGTAAATTAGGTAAATCAAAAAATATTCCTGATAGAGATAATGGTTATGCAACTGGCGAATATATACGAGGTAGATTTGAATTGGTTATTGAGATTTCTGATGACCAAATATTTGACGATACATTAGTTGAAAAATTATTGCAAAAATATTTTAAAAATTATCATTCTAAAAAAGATGGTGGTTGTGAATTTTATTTTGATAAAATCATTGATGAAATCATACCATATATGTCTAAAACAGTAATAAAGTTTAAAGTGTTGTCAAATGAAGATATTAATTTATTAATTCATAAAGAAAGAATTAATAAATTAAGAGAAATATTAAAAAACTTTTATCATAATAGACAAACTAAAGAAAATAGATTACGTAATAAATTACAAGAATTATATCTTGATGAAATTATAAAGAATTTAAAACAATATAATAAAGTGTTTTTAAAAGCACCAACAGGGTTTGGGAAAACTCATATATATTATAAAACTATTCAACGAATGAAATTTAATAGAATTTTATTTTTAACTCCTAGACTTTTATTAAATCAACAAATCGTTGAAAATAAATATTCGTCTTATATTGAAAATGATAATTATGATATTGTTCATTTTTGTGATTTAGAATACTTAAAAAAAGAAAAGAAAATAAAAGAATATTCAAAGAATAATAAAAAAATTATTATGACAAGTTGTTACCAAAGCGGTGACAGATTATTAAAGTACATTAAAACATATAATTTTGTATTTGATATTATTATTTTTGATGAAGCACATTTTATTACATCATGGGCAAATACAGAAAATATATCTGAATTTTTATCAAATAACGATATTTGTAATTATAGATTATTTGGTTCTGCAACACCAACAGAAGATATTGAAACACAACCATTAATATATGGACAAGTTGTTGAAAAGGTAAAAGTATATGAATTAATTAACGAGGAATTATTATGTAATATTGAAACAATAGTTAAACAATTAAATGAAAAGAAAACTGAATATCACAATTTGAAAGATTTAATTGTTGAATCAATGATAAAATATAATAAGAAAAAAGGAATCATATATCTTAATGATTGTAAGAATGCTGAAAGTTTATACAAGTTATTACAAAACCAAGATATAATAAACGTATATATTTATATTAGTAAAGATATTGAAGTTGAAAATGATTCAGATACTAATATAAAAACATTCGAAAATGATAAAAATAAATGTGTTATTATTTGTGTAGGTAAAATCGGATATGGTTATGATAATGCTTATATTGATTTTATTTGTTTGGGCGATCCAAGACAATCATACATTGATATAAGACAAATTATTGGGAGGGGTTTAAGATGGAATAAAAGTGTATATCCAAAAAAATTATTACATTTATTAATTCCATTATATAGAGACGAATTTGGAAATTGTTCAAAAAACGAACATTTGAAAAAATATTTAGATTATATAATTGGTGAATGTGGTAATGATATTATTTTTAAGAGTTGTGGTAATGCAGTTATTAAAAATGAAAAACATACTATGAAAGACGGGTATGATTATGATGGTGAAAATATACCAATAGAAATATTAAACGAATATTGTACAACAGGATATAATAAATATACTGATTTTATTAGATTTTTAAAAAGTAATAAAATATATAATGAAATATTATATAATCAATTAAAAGAAAAGCAAGAATGGATAATACCATTGGGTAGTATTAATAAAAAATATCCAAAATTTTGTTTCAGACACATTCATCCATCAAATATAAATTATTATTGGAATAAAAAAGATGCATTAATAGCATATGAAATATCAAATAAGAAATTAATTAATATGTTAGGTAAAGAAAAATATTCTGAACTAACACACGACCAACTTGTAAAAAAATATAATTTAATAGATAATAAAATACCAAATATTGATATTGATTTATATTATCCAAATGAATAAATAATTATTCATTATCTTTTTTAAATTTTATGGATTCTCCTTCTAAAAATTCTAAAAAATTATTTGAACCATTATTTAAAAGATTATCAATATCATTTTCCCATCGTTTAATGATTTCTTCCATTTCATTAATTTTTTCAATACATTTATTTTGTTGTTTAATTGATGGTATTTGTATTTTCATACGATTAAAATTCTTTTGGTCTAATGAAAGATTACACGAACCTTTTTGATATACATCTTCAATATGTATTTGAAGAGATTTTAAAAAATAATATATATATTTTTTATTAATTTTATTTATATAATTATTAGTTATTTTACAACATAACATTAAATCACTATTGATACATTTTTCTTCTGTATACCTTATAGGACATTTACCATTTCCATTAAATGCATTTGCTATAAATATGCCTCCTTGTAAATATTCATTATATTTTATTTTTCGAGTTTCATCTGTAATGTCAGATTTACTTATAAACAATACATCACCATCATCATCTTCTTCAACTTTAGAACTTTGTATTTTACCTTTTTCTAATGTAAAAATATCACCAAATTCAACCCATTCTGTTTTAGATTTTCTATTTTCTATTTCGATAGTTAATTCAAAAAATGTTTTTATATCTTCTTTCATACTATCAACAATTAGTTTCATATATTTTACTTTATCATTAGATGAATCTAATTTAGTTATTAATTTATTTTGAATTTCTAATGAAGGAATTGGTATCTTCATACGATTAAAATTCTTTTGGTCTAATGAAAGATTACATGAACCTTTTTGATATATATCTTCAATATGTATTTGAAGAGATTTTAAAAAATAATATATATATTTTTTATTAATTTTATCTTTGAAATTATCATTTAAAATCATTAAAGACATCAAGTCAGAATAATTACATTCTCCAACAAAATATTTAATTGGTCGTTTATTGCCATTTCCATTTGGTGATATAAATATATTTTCACCACATATATATGATAATTCATTCTTTTTAACTTTCTTAAAATTTTCATCTTTCGCACCTGTTAGAAATGTAATACCATCTTCATCTTCTTCAACTTTAGAACTTTGTATTTTACCTTTTTCTAATGTAAAAATATCACCAAATTCAACCCATTCAAAATTATCTATTTTTTTATTTAATTTAAACACTAATTTATCATTCAAGTAATCTGTATGGTACCACGAAATACATGGTTCTTTTTTAATATCATTAATATTCACAGTTGTAATTTTTTCAATACTATTACATTCTTGATTAATTCTAAGAAAATTAATATTTTCAGTTCCTTTTTTATTTTTTTCAAAAATCATTACACATGTTTTTATACCAGTATGTGTAAATATACCACCAGGTACTAATATAATATCAGTTATTTTTACAGTTTTTAGAAAATGTATTCTTGTTTTAGAAAATGATTTACCTGAAAAAAATTCACCATATGGTAATACAATTATACATAAACCATTTTCATTTAATTTATATGTATCTAATTCTAAAAATTGTATTGGCGGATCATCTTTTTTCAATTCATAAATATCCTTTATATTAATGTCATTTTTTGTTGTATATTCATCATTTTTAAAATTTTTTTCTATTTGGTCAAATTTAATTTGTTTTTTTGAATTAAACGGAGGATTTGTTAAAATTAAATTATGTTTATTTTTATTTACATGTGTTAAACTACTACCACAGTGAACATCGTCTGGAAATCTATGTAAAGTTAAAATTATATTCATTAAACTATATTGAAAAGTTTCAGGTTCAACTTCACCACCAGAAACATTTAATCTATCTTTAAAAATATTATCAAACATATTATATCCAGATACTAACCATCCACCAGTTCCCATACAAGGATCACAAATACTAATTTTATCATTTTCATTAATTTTAGAAAATAATTTATTAATTTTTTCTTTTTTATATGATAAAATTAATTTCATTAATTTTCTTGGTGTGAAATATTGACCAAGCTCTTTTGAATCATTTTTAACATATTTATTTAACATATGTTCATAAATTTCACCGATTACATCTTCATTATCATTAAAATCGTTAAAATTAATTTTATTTATAACATCATTAATTAATGTCTGTATTGTAGATGATTCTCTAACTTTTATAAAATTGGTATCACGATAAATCATCTTTGTAATTGGGTGTCTTTTTAAAATTTCACCCATTTGTTTAATAGCATCAACATTTGAATCATTTCTAATTGTTTTTAATGATTGACAGGTTAATGTAGATAAATCTTTAAAATATCCTAAAATCTTATCTAAATCTTCATCATCATCATATTTATCGAGATAATATTCTTTATTTAATAAATCTATTTTCCCTTCTTCTTTTTTATTTGATAAATATGGTTGAATTAATTTTAAAAATAATAAACTCATAATAATTTGTAACGCTTTTTGACCAACAATATTTTCTGCTTGATATAATATATTATGCGCCTTGTCAATCATTCTTAAAATTGGTTTTATATTTTTTTTATTATCATTAGTTTCAACTTTGAAAAATTCTTCATTATCTGAAAATCTTAAATACGAATAATCAATATCTTCTTTTATGTCACTCTTCTTAACTGGTTTTTTTCTTATTGGTTTAGTAGAATTATTAACATTATCATTTGTATCAATATTAGGAGACGAAATTATAATATTTTTATTTTCTTCTTTAATAATCTTAGAAACATGTTTTGATACAGCTTCATCTATTACATCTAAAAGAGGTTTATCTTTACAAATACACGGAATTTTTTTCTTCAAATGTCTATCGTAATGACTTTTTTGGTCAAATTCAACATTGCAATCAGGACAAGTATAAGTTTTTGGCATTATTATATTATATTTATATTAAAAAATCTTTTTAAATCAATTTTTTATCATTATAACCCAAAAATTGGTTAAAATTGGTTAAAATAATTATGTACTTTTATAATTAAAAATACCATATCGAATATAATAGTACCTGAAATAAGATACAATAAATACAACTTTTAAAATAATTGTATTTATTGAAATGATTTATATAATTTTACTTACTACATTTTAATTTATCATGTTCAACAAAACCAAACATAATTTTGTTAATAATTAAAAATATAATACAAATTATTAAAAATATAAAACTACACCACATAATGATTTTTTTAACACAACCTGTAATAGTACTACTTATTAATAATATAAAAAATAAAAATACCGATATTATTATACATATAAACAACCATCTTGTATTCAAAAGTTCAATATCTTTACATTTTTTAGACATATATATTATGTACTATAAAATATTATAATTAATTTCCTTACTACAATTATAAACTATAAAATTTATAAATTAATATACATTATGAAATAATAAATAAAATAATTGTATTTGCATAAACATGAAATAATTTATACAATTTTACTTTCTACATTTTGATTTATTATATTCAACAAAACCAAACATAATTTCGCCAATAATTAAAAATATAATACAAATTATTAAAAATATAAAACTACACCACATAATGATTATATTAAAAGTTTTGTTACCTACCCCTTCTTTTAAATCAAACATATAAACCGTATATAAATATAATGATATTAACATCAACACACATAACCATATTATATTCCAAAGTTCAATATCCTTACATCTTTTAGACATATATATATATTATAAATTAATATACATTATGAAATAATAAATAAAATAATTATAAAATAGGAATAAAAACAAATGCGACTATAATAAAAATAGCGATTATTCGTGAATAGCAAATATCGTAATCTACTTGTGGTAGTTCATAATTAAAAATACTATTTTCATATATTTGTTTTTGTAAATCTATGATTTGTAGGTCATATTCTTTTTTATCATTATCTAATTTATATTCATAACTTTGTACAAGTTCTTGTAACTCTTTAATAATTATTGATTGTTCAATATATTTATTTTTTAAATTATCATAATCAATTGCTTTATTTTTAATAATAACAGACATTATTATATATTTAATTATTTAATAATAAAATAATAAATCAATTTTTAATAATAGCAGACATTATTTGACCATATATGAAAAAAAATATAATAAACCAAGTTATTAAGAAACAATAATTATTACTTGATGATATAAACATTAAATCTGATTTATTTTTATAATTTTGTAATTCTTTTTCTTTTATTAATATTTGATATTCATTACTTTGAATAAGTTCTGTCTTTTTATTAATAATATCTATATTTTCATTAATAAGATCTGTTTTTTCATTAATAATATCTTGTATATCTTGTAAATTTTTTATAATTTCATTTTCATTAATATTTTTGGTCATTGATTTATATTTTAATTATACAATTAAAATATAAATCAATTTTTATGGAATATAATTTTAGCTATTTATAATAATAATATGGGGATATTTTTTATTTATTTCTGTAATAATTTCATGATGATGTGATGATAAAATAATATGAGTAGCGTCATTAAATGTTGGTTCTATTTTAGTAAATACTTCTTGAAATCCACTTAAAATCCATGTGTCCATTTTTATTTTTTTTACTATTTTCAAACTATGTTGATATAATCTATATAATACTTTTTGTATTTCTGTATTATTATCTATTTTATATTTTAATGATGTTTTTGTATTACCAGCACTAAGATTCTTATTTGTATAAAAAATTTTGTTTAAAAGAATTGATTGACTAAAACATATTCCAACACCATTAACATTACTAATTTGTCGCATTGCATTTACTTGTGTTTTTGGAATAGCATTGAAAAAAACATATGGTAAAAAAGATTTATGTGGATTGTCATAATTATTTTTTGTTTTAGTCCCTGGTTTTAATTTTCCATCACTCAAAATTTGTAAAAAATGTTCAATACATGTCCCATGGTACAATAGCATATATATATATATATATTATTTTAATATTCTTGATATAATTAAATAAAAAACATAATTTATCATTTATATATTACAAGATATATTATAAAGTCTATGTATTTATTTTATCATTAGTCTAGTTATTTACCACATTTTAATTTTTTATACTTATCCATTTCTGTAAAAACGGTTCCGGTAATTAACATAATAAAGTTGAATATACCACTTGTAATAAATATCGCAACAATAACATTAAACGTAATTGGTAAATGTTCGTGTTCGTTGGAACCAATAACATATGCTATGACAAAACTCTAAAAACTGAATATCATAGATTTAGCTCTATCATCATTTTTCAATTTTTTACAAGACATTTATATATCATTATAAAAAAATTATATTAATATATAAATTATCATTATAATTTTTTGACATGTTGATTTGTAATTATGATTTATTGGTATTGGTTGGTGCATTTTAATTTTTTATATTTATCAGACTCGAAAATATACGTTTTAGAACGTGTAGTTTCTAACATAATTAAAAACATAATAATAAATACTATTGCAATAATAAAAAAAATATTCCTATAGAAAATATTCCAATAGAATATATTAAAAAATGACAATATTATACTTAATCCTATAAAGATTATAAATATCCAAAAAAATATCCACGTAATATTTTTATGTTCATTTCTAATATTAGCACATTTTTTATTATGCATATATATATATCATTATAAAAAAATATTAAACCAAAAATATTTAAACTTAAAAAACAAATATTAATGGATTTCATCAAAAAAATCATAATAAAAAATATGTAATGATCAATTATATATTCAAATACTTTTAAGCAATTGCTGCTAAAATAATTAAAAAGTTATTATCGACTATATAATAGACAAGAACAACCATTCAATTTTAAAATAATAATATGCAATATACTGAATCTAATGAAATTTGATTGAATTAATTCTAATCATGACATCAAACAATATTTATATATCAAAAATGGAAACAATTTGAATGTGATAATATATAAATATCTTAAAAAATATTAATAGCAACATTGTCATTAGAAATTAAAAACATGTTGTATTAGGAACCCAATTATTAGAAATTGTAGCTAAAACAAGAAAACTGTGATATAACCACCAAATATCTTTTACAATATTCATAATAAAATATCAATTTCCTTACACTTGTTTCCGCTCATATATAAATTATTATATTATCATATAAATTATTCATCTTCAACAACTACATCTTTTTTTAGAACTTTTTTACATTTTAATTTTTTATACTCATCTGAACCAAATTTAATTGATGAAGAGGTTAGAACAAAAAATACAATTAATAATACAACCAAACAGAAAAATGTAAATACTGCGAAATCGAAAATATTCAACTTAATTTTTAAATAAGGTATTTTATCCCACTTGTTTAAACCATAAATGACGTTTAAAAATAAAATTAAAACAAAGACACAACCCAATGTAGATATAGTTATTAATACAGATTTATTATTTGTCTTTTCAATTTCTTTACACTTTTTTTTACTCATATATATATATCATTATAAAACAATTATATTAATATATAAATTATTTGATATTAAACCAAATATATATTATAATTTAACATATTGGTTTGGAATTATAGTTTACTTTTTGAAGCCGCATTTTTTAGATTTATCTAAGTCGAAAATATACGTTCTAATTAGTGTAGTTATTGACACAATTATTGAAAAAATCCCGAAAATTATAAAAAATACTACTGCAATAAAAAGAGACACATCATATCCCGTTTTAGGCAGACCGATACAAATTATTGCAAGGATAATAGTTATCACCCAAGATATCCACAGAATGATTTTGTATTTCTTTATGAATTTCACCCAAAAAAATCAGGATGTTATATGAATATATTATTTAGTAGTCATGGTAAAATAACAAATAATATTCAAAAAGGTTTATTTTAATAAAACATATTTTACCATTAAATTTTGAAGAAACTGATATAACAAAAGGATATATTAATTTTAACAATATCTAAAATAAATTATTTAATAAACTAAATTATTTGGTTTATATATTATTGATTCAATTAACTCAATTTTTTTATATATTTCAAAGATATTATTTTTTGTATAATTA